GGCCGAGCAGAAAAAACTGATCGAAACCCTTGTGCAGTCGGGTGACGCGCTGGGCGCACAGAACGTGATCCTCGCCGCCATCGAACAACAGGTCGGCGGCACGGCGGAGGCAACCGCCACGTCATCGGACAAACTGCGGGTGGCGTTCGACCAGGTACTCGAAACTGTTGGCAACGCCCTACTGCCAGCATTCACCGATCTTGTGAACGCGCTGCTCCCGGTGTTCAAGGCGTTTGAACAGGCACCACCCGACCTGACCCGGTTCCTCATCGGCACCGTCGCACTCGTCTACGGGCTTCGCAAACTGAACACGGCCCTCACTGCGCTCAAGGTGTCCGCCGCCGCATCCAATGCTGCGCTTGCCGCCCTCGCTGTCGCCGCCGAACTGTATCTGGTCCTGTCAGGTGATGGTTGGGACGAGATCAGCGCAAAGGCCGCAGAGGCCACCACCTTTATCGAGAAAGCCAGCGACGCCCAAGTCCTCGGCATCGAAGCCACCCTGCGGGTCATGGCCAAGGTCAAAGACGTCGGTATGGACAAGGTGTATAAGGAGATCGCTGACAACTCGATTGCCGCGGCCCGTCGCCTGCTCGACCTCAAGATTGCAGCCGGTGCCCCACGTTCTGAGATCGAAGCCCTCGCCGGAGCGATCCGACAGGCGACGCTCGAAACGAGCCAAGCCGCCAAGACGGTCGACACGTATGCCGGGGCGAACAACGACGCCGCCGAGGCCACCAAGGAACTGGCCGACGCCCAGCAGGCCATCATCGACCAGCTGCAGAAAGAACGCGACGCCTACGACAAAGCCCTCGACGCCAAGTTGGGCTTCTTCAACGCCGACATCGCAGCCCGCAACGCTCAACGCGACACCGCCGACGCACTCGACGAACTGAACAGCATCCTCACCGACATCAGCGAAGGCGACTATGAGGGCACGATGCGTGACATCGCCCAAGCGCAGGACGACTTCCTCAGTTCAGCCCTCGATTCAGCAGCCGCGCAAGCCGAACTGAAGCGCAAGGCTGGTGACGCCACCGGAGCCACCAAGGCACAAATCACCGAACTGCAGCGCATCCAATCAACGCTCGCCCCCGGCAGCCCGTTGCGTGCAGCGTTGCAGGGCTACATCGACGACCTCACCATCCTGCAACGGGTGGGCGGTCCCCTGACCCCGCTGTTGGGCCTCAACCGCGACCTCGGCCAGATGCGTACCGGCGGCATCCTGTACGAAGCCAACGCCCAGGGCGGCAACGTGTACGGTGGCATCCCCAGCATCGTCGGTGAGAACGGCCCCGAGCTGTTCGTCCCGCAGTCGGCCGGGTACATCATCCCGAATCAACGGTTGGGTGGTCGCGCTGCCGGTGGCAACGTGTACAACATCACCGTGAACGGTGCGGTCGACGCCTCAAGCACGGCCCGCCAGATCCGGCAACTGTTGCAACAGGACGGCCAGAGGTTGAATCTGCCGACCCCGGTGCCCGCATGACGTGGACAGTCACGATCGACGCTGTTTCGTACGAGGACCAGGCGATCGAGGGTGTATCGATCTACACCGGCCGTGAGGAAATCGACCGGCAACCCGACCCGTCGACCGCCAGTATCCGGCTGGTGCGCGACTCCACGTTGGGCAGCATCAACCCAGAGAACTGGCCGTACGCCGCCCCCGTAGTCGTCACGTACGGTGCCAGCCGAGTTCGGTTTGTCGGCCAGCTCGTCGACGTGAACTATGACCGGTACACGATCACGCTGACCGCCGTATCTGATGCTGCCCGCTGGCCGTCAGTGAAAGCCGTGTTCGGTCTGGCACCGTTCATCATCGGCCCCACCTACGACGTGATCCGCTACAACGGTGACGCCATCGGCACCCTCAGTTCGTCCATCACCGCCAGCACCGCCCTCGACACCGGGGAAGGCGAATCCGCCCTGTGGTACGACGACGGGTTCTATGAGGTGTGGCCGTTCCTGCAGGCGTGCACCGCTGCAGAACCGTCCGGTGTGCTGTTCGATGACATCACCACCAACCCGGTCACGCTCACGTTCCATGACGCCACCCGGCGCCGCAACACCACCCCAGACATCACCCTCACCGGCGACGAAATCCTCGATGACTGGGTGATCGGCCGCCAGAACTCTGATAAGGCAAACCAGTCGACCGTCACCACCGTCGAAAATACGTTCTACGGATGGGCGGCCACCACCGAGGTCGAAACCATCGAATCCGATGTCACCACCTACGGCCCGTACACCGCCGACATCGCCCCGTCCTACGCCACCCCCGCCTCGGCAGTCAACGCCGGACGAGCGATCGTCGGTCTGCGTTGGAACCCTATGTTCCGGCTACGCCGCCTTACCATCCCCCTCGATGCACTCAGCGCGATGCGCCGTGAAACCCTGCTGGACGACATCCGCATCTCTGCGCTTGTCGACATCCCCACCATCGCCAACTACACCGCCGACGGGTTCTTCATCGAAGGCTGGAACGAATCGTTCGGCCAGAAACAGCACGTCATCACCGTGTTCCTGTCCGATTCCCGACTCACCCACCCACCCGACCGTTGGATCGACGTAGACCCAACCCTCACCTGGGCGGGTGTGTCGAATACGATGACATGGGCCGACGCCTACGCTGAAAGGTTCACCTGATGGGCTACACCACCAACCTCGCCCTCCCCTACCCCGCTGACACCGACTTCGTAGGCGACGGCTACCTCGCCATCCAGAATCTCGCCGACACCATTGACGGCTACTTCGGCGCATCCACCTCCTACACGCCAACCACCACCAATGTCACCGGCGGCACCAAGGCAGGCCAATACAACCTCGTCGGCCACTGGCTCGACTTCTGGGTGCAGATCAGCGGCACCGCCACCGCCACCGCCGCAGGCAGCATCACCATCAGCCTCCCGGCCGGTCTGATCGCCAGTTCCGCCGGGTACGTCCAGCCGGTGAACGCGATGCGTGGCAGCAACGTGTCAGCTGCCTACGTCCTGTCATCCGCCGATTCAGTCACCGTGTTCGCTGACGCCACAGGTGCGAACTTCACGCTCGGCCAGTCCGTCGTCACCTTGCGCGTGTCGGGTCGCATTGAGGTGATCCCGTGACCGAGGTCTATGTCGCCGCCGTCGCCGCTGTCGGTGCTGTGATCGTCGCCATGATCGAACGCGTCCGCCGCCAGAACAGCCGCGAACACGACCAGACCGGCCAACGGATCACCAGCCTCGACTATCTGCTCGGCAAGATCGACGGCAAACTCGACCACGTCCACGACAAGATCACCACCCACCTCGACGACCACCGGAGCAACCAATGAACATCTGGGCCAAGGACACCATGGAGCGTGCAGGATTCACCGCGTTGCAGGCCTTTCTGGCCGTGTTCAGCGTCACCGACCTGTCGACCGCCAAGACCGCTGCCGTCGCCGCTGTCGCCGCCCTGCTCGCCGTGGTGAAGGCTGCGGTGGCGTCACGGTTGCAGAACACCATCTCACCGGCCGGTGTCCTGTGAATCCGTTCGAGTTTGACATCGACCTGGTCGCAGGCGACGACGAAACCCTTGAGCTTGTGTTCGAAGAAAACGACGGCAACCCGCTCGACCTGACCGGAGCCTCGTTCTTCGTCGAGGTCCGCAAAACCCCACAATCGACCGGTGTGGCCGACTGCACGTTCACCTGCACCGTCCCGGTCCCGGTTGATGGCCATGTGATCTGCACCGCCTTGGCGGAAGAAACGCTTGGCCTGTCACCCGGCAAGGGTTACTGGTGGTCGGTGCTGATGGTTACCGCTTCAGCGCCTGACGGTGAAACGCTGGTGTGGGGTCGTGTGAACGTGATCCCGAAGGTGTCCAAGGTGGGCACATGAGTCAGAAACTCACGTTCCGTCTGCCGGCTGACACCTCGGTGACCGGCACCGTCCGGTTGATCGCCAACGCTGTCACCGGTCCGGTCGGCCCCGGCGGCGTGAATGCCGTGTATGCGTCGATCTTCGACAACACCGACCAGAGCGCAGCGTCGACCACGGTGGCGTATCCGATCCGGCTGGCGTCGGTGGCGTCAGCGTTCGGTGTCACCGTCGAGGATGATGGCGACGGCAACCCGACTCTCATCACTGTCGGCTACGGCGGTGCTTACGACATCGCCTACTCGGCCCAGTTCACGAACTCGTCGAACAACGCACAGAAGGCCAGTATCTGGCTCCGGTTGAACGGCAACGACGTTGACGATTCCCGGTCCGAGTTCTCGATCCCCGGCACACACGGCGGCACCCACGGTTCCCTTGTCCCCGCAGTCAACTATCTGTACCAGTTGGTAACCGGCGACCAGCTGCAGTTGATGTGGCAGACCGAATCGACGACGGTGAGCCTCGAGACATTGCCGCAGGGCACGACGCCTACGTCCCCAGTGTCGCCGTCGGTGATCGTCACGGTGGAACGCCTCGCCTACCAGGGCGTCACCGGCCCCACCGGGCCAACCGGGCCAACGGGCCCAACCGGACCTACTGGGCCCACCGGGGCGACTGGTGCAGCAGGCCCGACAGGTTCGACCGGTGCAACCGGTAGCGCAGGCGCTACCGGGCCGACCGGCCCTGCTGGCTCAACTGGTGCAACTGGAGCGACAGGTGCCGCCGGTGCCACGGGTGCCACCGGGGCGACAGGTGCCACCGGTCCAACCGGTCCCGCTGGTGCAGTAGGCGCAACCGGCGCAACCGGCGCAACCGGGCCCACTGGTCCTGCGGGAGCAACCGGTGACACCGGCCCTACCGGACCCGCTGGCGCAACCGGCGCAACCGGCGCAACCGGCGCAACCGGGCCTACTGGCCCCACTGGAGCCACCGGTCCCAGTCCAATCATCAACACCGATGGCAACACAGGCACCACCATCTACATCGGCACAGTGGACCCCGACGTGTCCTACACACCCGTCACGGGCGATATCTGGATCAAACCGGTATGACGTACCAACTAGCGACCGCGAACATCTGGAATGGCACCCGATGGGTTCCCGCCGACGACGGCACACCAATCGGCCTTGGCACGTTCGTTTTCAACAACTCGACCA